AAGAAGCCTTAAAAGTCAGAGGGATAACAACACCATGTGCTTTAGAGACATGGCTCTTGAAACCTTTACAAAAATTCTTGGCAAAAACTCTTTTAAAATTTCCAGTTTTTGCTGTAACAGGTACACCTTTAACTTCCGAGCATTTGCAAAGAGTTATAGTTGATCTGTTACCCGATGAGAAATTAGTTTCAGGAGATTATGATAACGCAACAAATATGATGATCAACTCTTATACTAGAGTTTGTATCTCTGAGATATGTGATCATTTAAAATTACCTTTGTATTACAAGGAGGTTGCGATTAGATCGTTGTGTGACAATATTGTCGATTATAAAGATGGGAACCTTAGAGCAAAACAAGTAGAAGCTCAACCTATGGGAAAAATCTTATCATTTACAGTTTTATGTATAATTAATTTCACAGTCTGCAGAAAGGCAATTGAATTAGATCGAGGTGCTCATGTACCTATTGAGCGTTTTCCAGGATTGATTAATGGAGATGATTGTTGCTTCCCTATAAAGTGTTTTGAACACTGGGTAGGTTGTAGTGCAATGGTTGGTCTTATCAATTCTGTTGGAAAGACATTTACCTCTCGTTCTTTTGTTGAGATGAACTCACGGACCTTCCTCTTACAGATAGGGAGTTTAGATGGTTACGGACACGCACATGATTTATCATTTGTAGAAGTCCCATTTATAAACTTTGGTCTTATGAAAGGTCTCGTTCGCTCCGATGGAGGCGAAAAAGAATCTACTGATAAGTTCAGAGATCTTATTGAGGCATGTGGACGTATGGGTTGGTGTCACCGGACGTTGATTAAAGGATTTGAATTTGAATTTGATCAACTTGACTATCTCTTCAAGCATTATCATAATAAGTACCTTTTAGACAGCAATTTGGCTGGTCTTCCTTATTATGTCCCTTTCTGGCTTGGGGGTTTAGGTCTTTATCCCGGGTGGGAGCCTGAGAAACTCATATCAGAGAATCAATTAAAATGTGCTGCCTTTGTCTATCAACATTTTATAGATAAGGTGAAATCAGTCTCACTCTCTAAGACTTGTCTAATTGATAGTCTTATTGAAGAGTTTTATAAGAAGATTATGAAAGAGCACTCTCTGGTGAATATACCGAACTTCGATACACTTGAAACACAAGAATTAGATTATGTTAATTTAGAATATGAAAATCAATTAGCGTATTCTCAAGGTGTAGAGTATATATGGAGGAC